AATAATTAATCTATCTACCTTGTCATCAGCCAAAGCGTTAAACATCTCAGCCATATCTTTGTGGTGGCGACCTTCAATAAATTCTGGCCACATATATTTCACAAACCTCAAGAAGTCAGACTCAAGTTCTTTTCTAAAATTATGTAGAGTTACATTTTTCTTTGCCCGGATATATTCTTGCTCTTCGACCAAAGGCAAATCAAAATTTTCTGTAAAATTTTTTTCGTCGTTTTTCATACCGTAATTGTTTTCATCCTTACCATGATTAAGAGAATTATGCTATATAGGGTACATGTTGGGACCCCTACCCCTGTAGAGGGGGGTGGGGGGTCTTAATTAGAATCGCATTTCGAAACCCTCTAGGATCCCTTGTTAGGGTGGGCCCGCCCACACACAAGCCCCCAGAAAAAACCCGTTTTGGTCGGTGTTGCAAATTTACAATATTGACAGTGGCTTTTGTGCCACGGTCCCCGGTCCAGGGAAAATGGAC